TCAGGTCGTCGTTGCGAACCAGGGCGTTGCTACACCTGCCACCATGCCGCGCAACATGCGTGCCTACATCCAGGAAGGCTTCCGCTCAAAGACCGTGTATCGGGTCGTCGGGCATATCGCGCGTGCAGGTGCTGGTATCAAGTGGAAGCATTTTACTGACGCCAGTAAGCAGAAAGAAGTCACCAATTCCGACCTGATGACGCTCTGGAATACACCCGCGCCCAAGACATCGGGCAGTCAGTTCAGAGAAGCCATGATCGCCTACTACTGCCTGACGGGTAACTCCTATATCCTTGGCATCAATGCCCGCCAATCACCGGGTAGCACGTTTGACGAGATGTACAACCTCCGGCCCGATCTCACCAAGATCAAGCTGGATGAGAACGGCCCACTCTACTATGAGTTCGGCAACTTCTCCCCGCCACGCAGGTATGCAGACCCGTTCGTGATGCACAACAAACTCTTTGCAGGTAATGATGACGTGTACGGCATGAGTCCGGTAGAAGTGGCGGCCATGCTCGTCGATATCCAGAAAGCGGGGCAAAAGTGGAACCTGAGCCTCTTGTCCAATATGGCGCGTCCAGGTGGCGCATGGGTCACGGATGCACTGCTCGGGGATACGGAATACAAGGGACTCAAGGAGGAGATACGTAAGAAGTTTGCAGGCCCACGCAATGCAGGTGAGACGGCTATTCTGCACGGTGGCGTCAAATGGCAATCCATGAGCATGTCACCGATGGAACTGGATTGGATTGAGAGCGATACGAAAAGCGATAGGGATATCGCCGGCATCTTCTTCAACTTCCCCTTGTTCCTGCTCGGGCTGGCAGACTCGACATACTCCAACCAGGAAGAGGCACGCTATGCCCTCTACACCGAGATCGTGTTACCGCTATTAGACACGTTCGAAGGTTCACTCAACATGTGGCTCACGCCGCGTTACGGTGGCGGCTACCTTGGCTACGACCCCAAGGACATCGAAGCCATACAGAAGCGATTACAAGAGTCGCAAGGACTGGCATCAGATCGCGCTCAAGCAGAGTTCATTGGCGGCACAACGACGTTCCATGAATCGCGTGAAATCCAGGGCAAGAAGCCGCTTCCCGTCAAGGACTTTGTGATACTCAACCAAATTCCGGTACATGTCGAGGATTTAGACGACTACATAGCCGCCATGAGTGGCAAGACCATCAACCCACCACCACCGCCTCAGTTGTTACCGCCTGGTCATGTCACCGTGACGCCTGTGGATAACTCTGGGGATAACGTGGATAACCAAGCAGGCAGTGATAACGCACCACCTGCAAAGATACTTCCGTTTCCTGTCCCTTTGGTAAAAATCTTGGACTTGCACACCGATGCTGAGAAAGCCGCCTACTTCAAGACGGTTGAGAGCAGGCGGGCCAAATGGGAAAAGGTGGTCCAGGCCAGGCTACAGGAGTATTTCAAAGATGAGCACAAAACCATTGCTGCTGCAATTACTCGCGGACCTGAAGGAGATGCTCTTGAAAATACCCGTCATGCTTTGGGAGTATTGGAGCAGCAAGGTACGCTGAAAAGTCTGATCGTTGGAATCTACCAGGATGTAGGTGAAGACTTCGGCGATAGCGTGCTCAAGAACTTGAAGTTTGGTGATGCACCCTACGAGCAAAAACTGTTCAACCTCAGTCTGAACCTGCACGCACCTGATGTGCTGATCCATCTGTTACAATTGGCAGGCGAGAAGGTGAAGCAAATCTACGGGACCACACTGGCATTCCTGCAAGCTCATCTGACAGCAGGTGTGCAGGCGGGCGAGTCCGTTGAGCAATTGGCGCAAAGGGTGGATGATCTCTACACGGAAAGCATCATCCCCGACCGCTCACAAACCATTGCGGCTACTGAGGTTCACGGTGCTAATGAATACGGCTCGCAAGAGGCCGCATCATCTTCTGGCCTCGAGCTTTCGAGGGTATGGATGACGATGCATAATAGCAAGGTGCGGGACGATCACGCCGAGGCCGATGGTCAGGAAGTTGGCATGGATGAAGCGTTTGATGTAGGCGGTGAGCAACTGATGTATCCAGGCGACCCCGCGGGTAGTGCGGGCAACACCATAAACTGTAGGTGTACGGTCATCTACAACAGTAAGCAAGCATCAGAAGAGGACGACATCAGCAAAGCATTATCGAAGTATGCCACGACGCTGCCACAACTGGCCGTCACCCGTGAGCAGTATAGAGAATTATTGAGGGCTAAAAGATGACCTGGACACCTGTATGCACACTCCCTATTCAGTACAGACCTGAAGATGTTGAGCAGATGGAAATACAATTGGAATTGCTGAAACGACTAGAGGACAGACCGGAAACATTCTTGCTGCTCTTTCAACCCAGGTTCGCCCATTGGTCGTGGTTTAGTGTGCTTTTTGAGAGGATACTCAAGCTCGTCAAAAAGGAAGCGATCAAGGAAATTGCAAGAGTTGAGGGAGATTTGCAATACGCGAAAGAGCAATTAGGAGAGGCAAAAAGATGAATGAGCAGGACTTGATCGAACAATTGGCCGATAAAGAACATGCGAGTTGGGCGCATTGGATGGATTATCTCTTTTCCAGATGCCCCTTTACAGAAAAGGGAGATGCTATTATCCCACGTGAATTGGTGCAAAGCTGGAAAAGACAAATAGCCACTCCTTATGCTGAATTATCAGAGCGAGAGAAGCAATCAGATCGGGATGAAGTCGCGCATATTCTCCCTATCATCAAGGAGTATTACCTATGAGTGAAGAAGAGAACGGAACCGTCACCTTGAAAACAGAGCAACCACAACAAACCGCGCCACTTGCACCTGGACAGGTTGGCTTGAACATGCAACTCTCCCCACAAGGCGTGGTGCTCTCGTTTCCCGTCAATCTCGGCATTGACACCCAGACGATGGCACAACTCGTGAGGGCGTACCTGCAAGCGCATCCCGAACTGATGCAAGAGCTGGTGCAGGAAGCTATTAAGCAGAAACAGCAGGAATTGTCGATCATCCAGCTCGTGAAACAGAGCAGAACAGATTGAGGTGAGTGATGCCAGCACAGCCAGGGGAATACATCGATGAACAAACAGATATGCGCCTCACTATTGAGACGGAATATCCCTATGACCCTGATTGGCCTCATATCACGGTATACCCGCCTGAACCATGCACACTTACGACTGAGGAAATGGAAGAAGCGGTAAAACGCCTGGTGCGTATGGCAGGCTATGATGAGGCTCTCCATGAGTGGGTAGAGAAAGGAAAGCCATGACAGCACAAGAACTGGCCCGAAAGACACACACTCTTATCAAAGAGGCCTATGATCGGGCAGAAGGCAGGGATGAGTCATACCGCATAGGCTGTTATGCTCTGGCCCTCAGAGACATCGAAAGGCTGTGTAAGGAGCAACTACTGAAGGAGCCTGTGAAACAATGACAGCACAAGAACTGGCGCAGCGCATCCTCGAGATCGCGCACAAAGCCTTAGAGCAAGAGAAGCATAACGTGGTCTACATCGGTGATACCTGCGATGCCCAACTCGGCCTTGAAGATATTGTGAAACTCTGCGAGGACGTGCCGAAAGATCAGGACGCATTCAAGCAGTTTGAGAAAAAAGAGAGGGTGAAGTCATGAGAATAAACGGATTTCGTTGTGATGCCTGCTGTAAAGAGCACCTACTTGAAACACCTGATTTTATGAGGCAAAGCATGGGAGAGGTATTACCAACCGATTGGTTCTTTATAAGTCATGGCGAACGAGGCAAGGAACCTTTGATGTTCTGCTCTGTAGAGTGCATTGCAGACTGGGCAAACAAGCAAACTGCTGCCAGAGAACCCAAAGAAGTAGTACCTGAAGAGCATACACACTGGAAGGACTGGTGAGTCATGCGAGCACCCAAAATTGACCGCAAAACGGAGTATTTCCCCATCATCGGCGGGGAAATCAAAGCCACCAATGATGCACAGGGCATCATTGAGGGCTACTTGAATTATCTCAACAATATAGATTTTGGCGATGATCGCACCATACCTGGTGCATTTCGCAAGACGCTGACCGATAGCTATTCCCGTAAATCTGTCCAAGGGCTTGCTTACCTCTGGCCGTTTTTGCTCAATCACGACTATAGCCAGTTGCCACCAGGGGGTATCTTCGACGCAGACGAAGACCGTAAGGGTCTATACATTAAGACGCAGCTTGTGCAGGATATCCAATCGGGACGCGAGTTATATGTGAGCTTCAAGGCTGGCACGATGCGGAAACTCTCCATGGGGTACAAGGCCATTCAGGTTGATTGGGTCAAAGAGGGCGGCAAGAGCATTCGCAACCTGCTCGAAGTCGCCGTGATGGAAGGTAGCGCCGTGGTATTCCCCATGAATGATATGGCACAAGTTGATACCGTGAAGAACGGTAGGAGGAACTTTTACATGACAGGCAAACTACCAACGAAGCAGGAGACTCCTGCACTTACACTGGACATTCATTCAAAAGACTATGCCGAGTCATACCAGATGACCAATCAATCGGACTGGATAAGCGACCTGTGGAACCTCTGGTATCCCCTGCGTAACGAAATCCTGACGGCATTTCAAACGGGCGATACGATTGAGAAGGACGTGCAGAGTGCGCTTGCTCAGTTCGCCCCTGCTGTGCTTGCCTATATGCAGCATGGGATTGAGTTGGATATGACAAGTTGCTTGCAACCAGGCGACGATGGAGATAGCGGCTCTATGCCCATGATGATGTCGAGTGACGACAACCCGGAAACCAAAGACGTGAAGCTCCTCAGCGCAGCCAGCCATGCGAAGATGACCAAGGCGATTGGCGGCATGGAAGGGCATATCAAGGAGATGAAGTCTGAACTATCGAGGCAACGAGCCAACGCTTTGCAAGGGTATCAAGTCTATTCAGGCAATGAGCCGCCAGAGCAGAAAGAGGACGATGAGAAGCCAGAGGAAGAACTGGATGATGCGGCGATGCTGAATAAGCTACGGGCGAGTGTGGATGATCTGGCCTCGACCTTGCAATTTGAGAATGCCTTTAAGGGCATCTAACTTATATTCTGTGCCATTGACAGTTGAATCGGCATATGATACAGTGTCCATGGTGAGCGTCACGCCGTTTCAAGCCGTTCGTAATCGTCCAGAAAACTACAGGCTTGGAGCGGCGTTTCGCATTTTCAATGAAGCTGCTATCATGACTACCCATTTTATGCTATAATACCAGTAACAACTCAGTGGGCCGTCACCTGACACCCACGCAATAGAACCGAACCGATGAAAGCCGACACTCCGAGTGCTCACTTTCTGGATTGACAGTCATTCTGTCCAGAAGTGAGTGCTACAAAACAAGAACCTCCTTTCTGGACAACCAGAAACGGAGGCTTTTTTATGGCTTACGAAGAGCTGAACAAGCTCACGGAAGAAATCCAGAAACTCAATAAACACCTCGACGAGCGCGTGAAAACGTTAGAAGAGCGGCAAAGTAAGACCGAAACCAAGATTTCACAGGGTGGGCCGATAGCGGCAGAGGCTCGTCAAGAACTCGAAAAGATCAACACAAAGATCAGCGGCGAGATCAAAGAATACAAAAAGCTCGTCTTGGAGCAGAAAGAACAGATGCTGGCCATGCAGCGCCCGCCTGTACCGGGTGGGTATCCTGGTTCCACGGCTGGCTCTTACAAACCACCCGCCACCAAAGCCATTGAGAAATGGATACGCAAGGGCGGCGACCAGTCCGCCCTTACGCGGGAAGAGTTGTCGTACATTTCTTTTAACCACATGGATTACGATCAATTCACCCCTGAACAAAAAGTGATGGTGAGTGCCGCAGCCGATTTAGGTGGATTCTTCGCGGGAACTGATTTCAGCGATAAGTTCATTCAGAAATTGTTCCTGATTTCGCCCCTGCGTCAATACGCCGATACGCAAACCATCGGCGGTGAGAAGTTGATCCTACCCTCAGAGGGTGCCACAGATACTTCGATCTTCTGGTCGGATGAACAATCAGGCTTCCAAGCTTCACCAGACCCCAACCTGGGCATGATCGAGATTTTTGCGAGGGAACTCAACGGTTATATCAAAATCAGTCGCCAAAATCTCGAGGACAGTGTTTTTGACGTGGAGGCGTATCTACTCAGGCGTCTCACTCGCCAATTTGCGAAAGCAGAAGGCATTGCCTTCATCTCAGGCAACGGCGTCGCACGACCTGAAGGCATCCTGACCCTGGCAGCCATCACCAGCCCTGTAGCTGGTGGCATGAACCAGTTCGTAGGCACTGACACCTCAACCCACAAGCTCCTACCCTCGGACTTGATCTCACTCATGCACGTGGGCAAATCAGGCTATCGTGCAACTGGTACCTGGCTCATGTCTAATAGCACGATTGGCATATGCAGGCTCTTTGCAGACACCACGACCCGCCCGATCTGGACGATGTTCGGTGATGTCTTCTCCGAAACCCTGTTCGGCAGGCCTATCGTGGAGATGCCAGATATGCCCAATCAGGCTGGCACTTTCCCCGCGTTTACGGCTGGTCAGTTCCCCGTCATCTTCGGTGATATCGGGCAAGGGTATCAAATTGTGGACCGCGTGGGATTGACGTTCCAAACCCTCAAAGAACTCTACGCCATTCAGAATCAGGTGGCCTTCTTAGCGCGTCAACGTGTTGGCGGCAAGGTCGTACTTCCTGAAGCAATCTCAATCTTGAAGATGGGCTAGTTCAGAAAGAGAGGAGATACATCCATGGTATTAGATGCAAACGGGCTGCCCATTGAAGAGGTAGCACCTGCTACAGAAGAAACGCCCGATCAAGGAACGACAAGACGGGGACGGCGCAAAGCCCCAGAGGTCGTGGTGCTAGAGGGCAATTGCGGCGGTGAGTTGGTGCAACTTCCCGATATCGAGGGCGTCACCTATCACGAGTACACCTGCAAGGTGTGCGGTCAACTCGTGCATGTCGGGCTAGAAGACCTGGAAGCCAACGGCCTGCCGACACAACACCACAAACGGGAGGAGGGTAACTAGATGAGTAATGTCGGACCACTTGGAAAAAACCCGTCCAGGTACTTCTGGACGATACAACTATCGGTCGCGGCGGTCTACAAGACGGCGCAAACCACCGTCGTTGACCGCTACCGTAACGGAGGTTACTCCGCACTCACGCTTGAGTTATGCCCTGGCCTGTGGACTGATGGTTCACATGCCTTCGCCATCAACGAATCGGACGACAACTCAACCTGGACGGCGGTTGTCGCCAATGACCTGATGCCGAACCCTGAAGTGGGCGTATATGGCACGGCAACCAGCTTTGTGAGCATCACCGCCGCCACATCCACGGTGCAGCGCATCGACTATATCGGGCGTAGGCGTTACGTGCAGATCGTGACCACCGAGACAGGGGCAACGGGCGCGGCCTATGCGCTCTTAGCACACCTGTTCGCGCCGACGATCTTCCCGGCTGCATAGTGAGAGGTGAGTCATGGCAAATCTTGGAGAACTCACCGTCAAAATCAATGCTGAAATGACGGAGACGAGCAAGGAAATCCTGAGGAATGAGATGCTCAAAATCCTGAGCGAGCCTGCTGTGCTGCAAGAGTTATTGAATCTCTTAACGCACGATATCAGGCTCAAGACAGGTATGAGAGATAGAGCGGCGCGATAGAGGGGTATAGGCATGACTGAGCGAGTGCTACCAGATTGGGCAGGAAATGATGTCCTATGGCTCGACGATGACAACGCTTTCACCTGGACGTATGCCAAAGGTGAAAGCGAGCCAAGTGGCGGGTTGCACTGGCATCGGAAGCAGGAAGCTCCTGGCGAATTGAGTGCTACTCCTGGTTGGTGCGTGGGAGGTATCACTTTCGGGGGCAATGGCTGGACGTTGGAAGGCAAAGAGCCGTTGACCATTTCACCGTCGCTGCTTTGCCGCGCTTGCGGAAGTCATGGCTTTATTCGTGACGGAAAGTGGGTGAGCGCATAATGGATAGCTTGAAACTGGATTGGGTTGTGACCGTCCCACCAACGGTAGAGCCTGTAAGCCTGAGTGATCTCAGATCGACCAATGCAGGCTCGTACCTGCGTGTGGATTTTACCGATGACGACTTTGTGCTCAACGGCCTGATATCTCAGTGCCGGGTGATCGCAGAGCAAATCACCGGGAAAGCGTTCGCGCCCCAAACCATTCAAGCTATGTGGACGATGCCTCAAATCTCAGGGAACAGTTTGAGCGGCGCGGCGTTGCTCTACGACCAGGACTTTTACCAGTACAACGAGAGCCTGGGGACGAATCCCTGGTCGCCAGCTCCCTTTGTGCTACCCATGCCACAGCCGCCACTCGGCGCGGTTTCGCTGTTTGAGTACCGCATCACGGCCTTTGCAGCATGGCAGACCTGGCCGCAATCGGTGAGCGGTATCAACAATTATGTGGTGGATACCTTGCCAACGCCCGGTGTCGTGTACTTGCAATACCCGCCGCCAGCATACCAGTATCGCTTGACCTATACCTGCGGCTATACGGTACTGCCGTTTGATCTGAAGTTGTCGCTGATGCAGTTCATTGCCTGGAAATACGAGAACCGCATCGGGGAAGAGATGCCTGCTGAGATACAAAATCAGTTCATGGGCAATAAATCGTGGGTGCTGTGATGGCATCAAGTAGAAAACTCGTCACAAGTCACGCATCGGGCCGTAAGGCCATTGTGCGTATCCAGCAACTAGCGGGCGGTTCAACGACTGGCGGCTTTACGGATGCCGGGACGTGGACAGATGTTCCAGGGCTCAGCAATGTGCCTGTCACGTTCAGAACGTGGAGTCCTTACGAGAAGATGCAGGCGGCGCAGGACTTCCCAGGGGTCGGCAGCAGGGCATACATGCGCTGGCGTAAAGGCACGAATATTCGCTCGAATATGCGGCTGGTCTATGGCAATCATATCTACCGCATCACGGAGGCGAGCAACTATGACGAGGCGAACACGGACATCATTTTGTACCTTGAGGAGTGGCAGCCTACCGGAACGACGAGGTGAAGCATGGCAACAGGGTTCAATCACTTCAATCAAATAGCGGATGCGTTGCCTTTCGCACTTGGCGAGATCGTGAGTGAGACAGCTGACGAGGGTCGGCAGAATATCCAGGGCTTCATCGTCTCAAACGGGCAAGTGCTGACAGGTTTCATGCATGACAGTGTGCATGTGGAGAATGGGCCGAACGTGCAGACCAAGTTCATCATCTGTGGCGCTTTTTACGGAGTCTATCAGAATTACGGCACGAGGTTCATTCCCGCCAGGCCATTTTGGGAGCCAGGCATCGAGCAGACCCGACCCGGCTTTGAGGCACGACTAGCAAACCTTGAAAGTAGGTTACCGCATTGAGTGAAACAGCACAAGCCTTCCATTGGGTCGGATCTGAAATGCGGGCTGATTCCGCGCTCATGGCGGCAGCGACAGGAGGCGTCTATCTGAGTTTCGCGCCACTCGATACAGTTGCACCCTATGTCATTTTCGGGCGACAAAGTGGTTCTGATGTGCTGACGGTGAATGCCATCAGGCTCTTTGTGCATATCTTACTGCAAATCAAGGCGGTTGGACCATCAGGGCAAGGAGGGAACTTTGCAGTGCTTGAAACCATTGCCAATCGTATTGATGCGCTCTTTAAAGATAGACGCAACATTGCCTTATCAAGTGGCGGGGTGCTGGCCTGCTACCGTGAGTCAGAACTTGAATACGGTGAGCCGGTCAATGGACAGCCCTGGGAAAATTTGGGTGGGTTGTATCACATAGAGTTACAAGGAAGCTAATTTTTATATCTCGTGCCTTGCCAATGGGGAGGTTGAGAAGCAAGGGCTTATCTAGTCGGTTATGAATAGGTAGGTTATCTTCTCAGGAAAGCCGTGAAATAAGCGGGCCGTTTTCGTTGGCAAGGCAGGGATGATAGGAGTATAGATCATGACTTTCACGCCTGAACGCAGTAGTATCAATCAAACTCTGCAATTCGGCCTTGAGTCAACGCCTGGGGTGAACGTCGCGGCCAATAAGAGTATTCAATGCTTTGCCATCGTCTTCGGGCCTATGGACGACGCCACCGAGTTTTCCGCGACGGGCCGCAAATACCCTAGCATCGTGATTGAAAACTCGGAATGGGTTGAGGGGACACTCTCCGGCTCACTTGACTATAACGGTATCGTCTACGCGCTGGCAGGGGTGAGCGGTGCTGCCACGATTAGCGCACACGGCGCATCAGCAACAGCGAAAGACTGGCTGTTTGTGCCACCCTTAACAGGCTCAATACAGCCGCAAACCTATACCATTGAGCAAGGCGAAAACAATAGTTATGGCAATGCGATCTATAACCACAAGGTCAACTATGGCCTGATCTCTGAGTTTTCCTACAAGGGTGATCGTAAGGCAGGCTTCACCGTAGGCGGCAAGGTGCTGGCGCAACAGTTACAACGCGCTATTACCATGACATCGACACCAACGACTGTGGCTATCCAGCCATCGGCAGGCAAGCACTTCAACATCTACCTTGACCCGACTTCCGCCGCGCTCGGCACCACGCAACTGCTGAAAGTGCTCGATGTCGATTATGCCTTTACGGGGTTGTATGGCATGTTCTTCCCCTTGAACCGTGCCAATCTCGGCTGGCAGTCGCACGTCGATCT